AGGTTAATGGATACGTCTGGCCGTCGATAACGGCCTTGATGGTTGCGATTGACATGGTTTGCCTCCTTTACGCCGATACGCCGATGGCGATGTATGATAATGTTACGCTTGATACAGTTGTGCTGGCTGTTGTGGTCAATGTAAAGCTCTGAGGACGATTGGTGGTGGGCCCGTTGCTGTCTACCGTCACCCAATATGGGCCATTGCTGCCGACCGATAGTGATATGATACATTTGGGGGCGGATGCAAACGCCTTAGGAAAATTGCTAAAATATAGTCTGCTGCTGGTATAGCACCCCGCATTTGGAGCGCTTGTGATTGCAACATTTGACCACGTCTTGGAGGCCGCGCATAGATGCATACCTCCGAACTCAATGCAGATATTACCGTCTGATGGATCGCTGCAAGCCACAGGTGATTGCCAATTGCTCCAATATCCATTTTGAGGGGTGTAGATGCGCGTATACGTGTTGCCGCTGGTCGCTATATACCGCTGTATGATCCCAAGCGTTTGTCCCGTCTTAACGCTGTGGTTATACTCGGCGACCTCCATTATCCCCGGGGATACCTCGGGGCAGTTATCTACGCTCCTAGCGGTGGTTACGGTAGCAATATGGACACGCTGACCCGGCGTGATATAGTTGTTAAGGTTATCGTAATGCGGCACTGGGTCTGCCTGATCAACATATATGATATCCGTAAGCATTGACGGCACCGCCCCTACATCCGCCGCCGAGGGCATCTGCGCAAGCTTGCCGCTGCTGTCCAGAGTGGCGATGCCGGAGGGCTGGGCTACCTCGTTGGTATCTACTTTGTGGGCTAATTGTGTCGCCATATCCCCTATCTTCGCGTCGAGCAGGTCAGAGTTTAGGTTAAAATCATCCACGTTGTAAAAATCTTCTTGGGATGGCTTTTTGAGATGGAGGTTTCCTGTTTCCGTCATATAGATCATCCTTTCATGATTTCATTGCGGATTTCGTAGTGCGTCATTGCCGCCAGCTGGGCGTGCGTCATGGTTTGCAGCGACTGGTGTTGGTTATACGCCAACGATAGATCGATCACCATGTTGGCAGGTGATATCTTTTCAATTAAGGCTTCCACGTCATTGAAATTATTTTTAGACGTTAATCCTATTCTGATGATTAGGGTGCATTCTGAGACTTTAACAGAATAATTATTTTTTCCACACAGAGTTTGAAGGATATTTTTTAACTGCGGAATAGTGAATGGGCGCGTTTCATTTATCCGACTCATGACGTGAAACCGGCGATTTTCTAGCGTATCTGTAGTTTTGGGGAAGACCCCTAAAATCCTTTCCCAGCGGGAAATCCCGTATTCATCTGATGTTTCAATGAATTCATTTTGTAAAACTCGATCAGCCGCTTCCCAAACGAGCGCGAATTCCGGGTTTTCCGCTTCTAGCGTTGCCACAATTTCTTTGAATTCAGCCATAAACGGAGGTAAATATGAAACAAGGTCAACTTCTCTTATCATGCACTTGCACCCCCAAACACCGGAACTTCATATTTTTCCAAAGTCAGATTTTCAGAAACCCCGTTAATTTTTGTGTTTTCAACGTCAACAATCCCCTTAATCGCAAGCAAACGGGTTTCAATCTGTGAGATGCGAACCACCAAAAAAGCGGCATCAGCCCAACTTTTCCGTAACTCAAGGAGATAATTTGAAATTACGGTATCAATAGAATTTTGCAAATTGTCCCAACCGTACCCGGTGTCAAAGGTGACGTTGGTTTTTACTATAACTGTAACCTGAACAGCGGTTTCTACCGAAACAATATGGCCGATAGGGGCGATTCCAAAGCCTTCACCCGCATTTTCGCTTGGATCAATGGCTTCTTGTACTGTCTGAACCAAGGTATCAGAAGCAACCCCAAAATCTGAATCTAGGATTGTTAAAAGCACTGTCCCCCCGGTTGTCAGCTTTTTTGCTTTTCCTGCTTCATAAACAGAGGAAAGCCAATTCTTCACGTTTTCATTTAGCCCGCTTGTTTTAATAAAACTTTCAAACCAACTTTGAACAGTTGGATCCGGCATCATTTCAGCCGGGGAAATATCGGCATTCCAAACCCTTGTTACTTTTGTGCTCCCAACGCCCGGAATTGCATTTGTTTTTTCGAGATAATCTTGAACATTGCCACCAAAAGCTTGTGCGTTAAAGGAGTTGAAATAGCGGGTTCGCAAATCTTCTGTATCTTCTCTATCTTCACCAGGAATCAATACTTCCGTAAGTTTTGCAGTTTCAAGCCCTTCAATGTATTCAATGGGAACCATTGATCCTAAATACTGATTTCCTATAACACCGGGAGTTTCGCATTGCATTTGATATTCACCATCAGTGATTTTTTCAAGTGCAGTGAAATTCATTGAACCGATATTGAACCGCCTTCCAGTTAAATCAATGGTGGTTGGGGTAAATTCCCCCTTCAAAATAGCGTGTGTTGCTTCGTGGGGTGTAATTCCTCTTTCCGCACAACGCTTAATCAGATATTCACGAGAAGCGGTGTCACCGTATGCTTCTGATAAAATGGTGTTTAATTCTACATACAACAGCTGCAATTCAAGGGCTGTGGGGGAATGGGTGTCAAAGATAACCGAACCTTCCCGCTTATCGAATTTATCATCCACATGGGCAAGCATCCGATCAAGGATTTCTTCATAGGTCACGTTATACATTTAGAAATTCACCTTCGTTTCTGCTTGTACTTCGCCAAATACGGTGTGTGCCACAAAAGATACGTGAATCGCACCCTTTCCGATCACATCAAATTCAAAGTTGTTGACACTTTTAATTCGTTCATCCCAAGTCAGAGCCTCCGTGATTCTGCGTTCCAGTTCAGGGCATACATAGGAAACCGGTTCGCCGTACAGGTCAAGCGTTTCAACCCCATAATTCCAGCTATACATGACATATTGATAGCGCTCCGTCTGAAGGATTTTAAAGATTGCCTGTCTCATAGCATCAAGCCCATCTGTATAGCCACGGATAGTTCCGGTATCTAAATTCATTTTGTAAGTGTAGGTTGGTTGTTCTTCAAATTCAAAATCCTGTCCAAGGAATCCCGTAGTTGAAGGAATCATCCGATTTTATCCACCACAACATATTTTTGCCCGTCCTGCTGCCTGATAAGGATCACTTCATCACCGACAACCAACCCATTATGAACAGTGATTTCAATTTTCCCTATGGCGTGTCTGTGGGACGGATCGACAGGGACGGTTGAAGCGTTGGGTGGTGTCCCAACATAGTAATAATTCTGAATGTTTCCGCCTGTAATCATTGCCTTAAAATCCGTCACATTGCGGGTAAGGACAAGTTGCGCTGCCCCAAGTGTGAATTTCTGATCCACCAATATCTGCAACGGGGAAGCACTTGTTACCTTTCCAAAGCAGACTTCAACGGGCTTTTCTGCCTTTATCGCTTTGCTTGCCGCTTTCTTAATCGCTTTCGTTAATTCGGTTGCATCAGGCAACGAACTCACTCCCTTTAAGTGTCAAATCCATAAAATGTTCATCAAGATTGAACTTGTGTGCAACCTTTTCAACCAGCATGAAGTTTTTCAGCTTCATATCACCCAAATCAAGGTTGACAACTACCATGCTTCCGGCTCTCACACGGGTATCACCTAAAGCATTGCTGATTTTCAGGTTACGGGTTTTCTTATTGTAAAGTTGCAACAGGGCATCGGCTTTTGCTTGCCCGTTTTCGCCTTTTTGCAGCGTGTCAAAATACTGCAATACGCCCCATGCGTTCATATGGCTTGAATCCTGTGCAATGTAGACTTCCCTCTTTCCTGTTGCGTCATTGTCATAGGTCAGTTTCACTTTATTGTAGGTGTCACTGTCAATGCTGGAAGTGTAGTCAAAGTTTTCCCCGGTTTCTTCATCAATCATCAGATACCCGGAAGAATTATCCCCAACATACATATTTCCAAGGAATTTCAACGTAAGCCTTCCAAAATCATCATACAGGATAAACATATTCCCGTTGTTTTGCAATTCCAAATCAAGGGCATTTTCTATCATATCGAAAAGGGAAGTGTTATCTTCAACCCTTGAAGCAATTACAAACGGGGTATCTTCAATAGTCCCCACATTCAAAGAAAAATCCTCTGCAATCATCTTGATAAACTGTGCTGCGGTTTTATTCTCATAAACGTAAGTATCTTTGTTATTTAGGTAACGCAACTGATCGTAGGCGGTGACAGTGATAATCTGATCCTTGTCTCGCTTTTTGCTGAACACAAATCCAAAGAAAACCCCTTTCCCGTCCACTTTCAGGCGCACCGCTGCGCCCTCTTGAAAATCAATTATGCCGTCCTTTACCACTTTGAAGGTTAGCTTACCGGGGGCGCTTCTTCTTTCAGTAGTCCATTCAATTCCTTCTTCCACAATCGGCAAGTATGCCTTGCTGCCGGAAGGATCGGCAATTAAAAGTTCAACCTTCATTTGGAGCACCCCCTTAATCAAATGTTCCATCATCCACCCAACCATACACATTTGATCCAGTATCGGTATGGATCAAGTGCCACGGGTGGGCTTTGCCTGCACCGTTTGCAATCGTAATTTTGGCCTTGCCCTCTCGCGCGGGATATCCTTTTGCGCCTGCGTAAGAGCTATAATAATGTGTTCCACCGTGGAAATTTACAATGTCGCCCACCGCATATCCCGTTTTCTTTGGCGGGTTTGCAGGGCGTGCCTGCTGTACAACAGCCTTTGGCTTAGACGCTTGCATGTTAATATTTACTGTCTTTGTACTGTACTCTCGATATTGCTTCAAGAAAATCTTCACTTTCAAATCAAAGCCGTTCTTTGCATCCTCTGTAATTGTGTAATCTTCCATCGAAACTTTGATATTTGTGGAAAACAGCACTTTGCCATTCGGCATTGTTCTTGATACCAAGAATTGAAAGGGCTGTTTGGAAGTTTTCAGCCCTTCAAAGTAATCAAGGAAATAGGAAGCCCCCTGAAAGCCTGATTTATAGACTGCATAGGGCTGTTTTACCTGTGGGATTTCACATTCAAATTCAATGTCCGTAAGTGCTGCGGTTTTCAGAATGTTAATTTCCCCTTCATTTATCAGCGTCACCGTTTCATTAGCATTATTGATTTTGATTTCAAGCTTTTGGGGCGTAACCGGCAGCATACATTTCCCCAAATAGAATTCATATCCACTTTTCATTATGTGTGTACTCCTTCCGCCATACTATCAATCGCCTCGTTTACTCCTTCTGTCAGCCCGGATATAACGCCATCCAAATCCATTCCATTAGAAATGTTGTTCTGCATCCCGGACATATCAACGCTGATTTCAGCGGTTGTAAATCTGTTGATAGCCTCCCGCTCCGCAATGTCGCGAAGATAGGCTAGATCCTCTTCAGCGATGTCCAAAGCATCAGCGGTGGCAGCCGTGTTAGCGGCAGTGTCGCCAGCACGTCCGTAGATACCATCAAGGGTGTTGCCAAGGTCGAAAGCGTCCAGCGTATCAGCACCCAAGCTGTCCATTGCAGAAAAGTCGAACAAACCGCCCACGGTATCTTCCACGCCTTGGCCGAACTCATAGCCCATACCAAAAGCGGCTCCATACTCGAAGCGGCCCAATTTCATATCATCGGCGCTCATTTTCGCCATCACTTCAGTTCCCTTACCAAAGGTGGAATTCACCCAACCGCCAAGGGAATCCCGCCATCCCTGAACCGCACCGGAAAGATTGGAACCAAAGATAGTATCAATGGCAGAAGCAAGCGCCTGAAGCACGGAAAGAACCGTGTCCGCCAAATCAAAGAACAGGCGGCAAACGGCTCCCACAGGATCATCGAATACATTGCCGATGAAGTTAGCCACAGTTGCCACAAGGTTATAGATCATCACAAACACATCCACAACCAAGTTCCACAAGGCCACGAAGATGTTTCCAATGACGGCCAGCGCCGCCATAAAAGCACCACAGATAATGCCCGTGGCGGAAACGCTTGTACCGGCAAAATGATTGACCGCCGCCACAGCAGCATAGAACAGGGCGATTAGCGCAATGATACCGATGATGATCCAAGTGATAGGGCAGGCCAGCAAAGCGGCATTCAACCCCACCTGTGCGCCGGTGGCCGTGGTAGTTGCCGCCGCTTCAGCAAGGGTCAAGCCAGATTTAATAGCGGATCGGGCTGTAGAAATTTTGGCAAGGGTGTTGCCAATCGTTTGAACGGCGTTATAGGCAATCACGGCACCATGCAGAACGATATAAGCGCCAGCTACACCCAAAACGATTGGGGCAATCCAGCCCCAATTATCAACCACCCAAGAAGCGCCGGTGATCAACAGATCAAGAACCACCGTAGCCACAGAAGCAATAGCCGCCAGCGCCCCAATTACACCATTAGACACAGTTTCAAACTTGGAACTGTTGGCAATCTGGTTCAGCTTGTTCAGAATCGGGGCAAAGATGGATAGGGCCTTGTTCTTCATGCCCGTCCAAATCTGTTCCCAAGTTTTGGGGATATTCGAAAAGTTTCTTTCAATATCACCAGCCGCTTCAAACATGGCATTCTTTACAATATCGGCGGTAATCTGCCCTTCAGAAGCCATTGTTCTGATCTGACCAATGGGAACATCCAAGTATTTTGCAATGCTCTGGATAATCCCGGGGGCATTCTCAAAAATGCTGTTCAGTTCTTCACCACGGAGAACCCCGGAAGCCATTGCCTGTGTAAGCTGAAGCATTGCGGCGGATTGCTCTTGGGCACCGGCACCACCGATAACAAAAGACTTGTTCACCAATTCGGAAAAAGCAATTACTTCATCCATGTTGGTGAATGCGTCCCTTGCGTTTGTACCCAACTTGGCAACAGCGGCGGCGGTGTCCATGTAATAGGCTCTGGATCGTTGGGCAGAAGCCATAACCTTTGCTTCCAGTTCTTTAATACTGCCCCCATCGTCAAATTTAATTAGGGCATTATTCAACCGGGCGTTGGTTTGGGTCAGTTGGTCAGAAGTCTCAAGGGCTTGTTTCAGGCCAATCATACCGCCTACGGTGGCGGCGATCCCCTTCATTTTCTGCCGCAACCCATCAGCGGCGGAAGTGCCGCCCCGGATAGAATGATTGAAGCGTTGCTGTTGATCATTGGCATCCCGGATATTTTGTTCAATGGAATCGAAAGCAGCCCCGGCTCTTGCCAGTTCTTCACGGGCTTCCCGAATGGCTGAAGTGTCCACGGAATTACCCGAAGCCCGTTGCATGGCTTCAAAGCTATTCAACACAATGCTCATGACCTTGTGCATGGATTTCAGCGGGGAAGTTACGCCATCATACAGGGCGATGGCAGTTCGGATGGTTGCCAAGGGGCTTCACCTTCTTTCCACAAGAAAACCGAGGCCAGCAGTTATTTCCTGCGACCTCGGCGCTGTTTCCGTTCAATTTCTTTCTGCTTCTTCTTTTCCCGTTCAACCCGAATATCAATGGCGGCAATGATAAAGGCCCGTTCTTGACGATCAAGGTTGAAAAATTGGGAAGGTGTCAAATGCAGTTCGTGAAGGCAATAGTAAGCGATATTTGCTTCACTATCACCTTCTTCAATTAGTTTTTTGCCTCGTCCACCTCGTCCTGAAGGGTGGTTTCAAACCCGCAAACCTCCTGAACTTTTTGCAGATAGTCAGCATACTCGCCGGGGGTCAGCATGGTCTTCAAAAGGGCTTCAGCGCCCATAACCTTGTAGCTGTCCTGAAGTTCTTTGTTGTTCAGGTCAGGGAACACCGTACAGGCCACAGCCAGCTTCCCAAGGTACATATCATAGTCGGTTTCCTTCTGATACTGGTTCTTCTTGCCGGGAACAGGAACCCGCTTGGCACAGGCTTTCCGAAGGGCTTCATCCTCGGTGCCGGTGATAGCCTGAATCTCCCATTCCATAGGCTTCTTAGTATTTTCATCCACAAACCGCTTGGAAGGGACAAACCCCACGTTCTCAACCTTCAGGGCGTTTTTCGCCAGAAAAGCAGTCAGGCTCATTGATAAATCCTCCTATTTTGTGATTATAAAAAATGTCCACATTAGCAAAATGGGGCGGGTTTTGAAAGTGTTACTCCATTCCCGCAAGCAAGGTGAAGGTTTCGGGCATCTCGAAATCCTCAAAGGTGAAGTCCATATCTTCATCCAAATATTCTGCATCAGCATCAAACTTGGCAAGAATACCGCCATCAATGTTGCAATCCTTCAGGATCACGGTTTGACGGCCCACAGAAGAAGTGGGATCTTCATTGGTCACTTGAATGTCAAAATAGACATCCTCGCCGGTATCTTTGTACTGCTTCATCATCTGCCGGAAAATGCTGGTATTATAGTGGAAGGTTGCGGAACCCGTACCACTCCAACCGGTGGCCTTATTGCCCTTGCCGGTCTTGCCCAAAATGGGAACTTCCGTTTTGTTTTTCTCAAAGTTGGCTTCAAGATTGATAGCCTGCATGAAGTTGTAACGGTTGTCCCCAATGGTCACAAAGCATTCCGCCAAGGAAGCGGAAACAGCGTCCTTGGCCTGCATTACAGTTGCCATATACTCTTACACCCCTTTCTTACTGGACATAGATAGTCATATAAAGCTGGGCCATAGCGTTGACCGGAGTAACATAGTCCATCACCACAACGGCCTTCTTGGTATCGCCTTGGGCAACCGTCACATTATCGCTGGTGAAGTTCTCAATGGCCCGGATATTCTGAAGTTCCTGATGGTGCTTCACAATGTCATTCCAAAGGCTGATCCGCCCGGAAGCGTCGTTGGGAACCTTACCAATGTACTTGGTGCCAAACAGAACCGCAATATCATTGGCAATCTGATCCAAAACCCGAATGGTTTGGTTGCTGGAAAAGTCAGCGGATTTTTCATCCGTCACGGAAACAAAGGTGTTAATATCCTCCAACACTCTGACTTCATCATCAACCAAGTGGAACATGAAGGAACCTTCCGTGATACCGGCTTCCAGTTCGCTTTGGGTGTAATCGGTATCAACGGCATATTCACCGTCATAATTCATATTGGTTGCAGACTTGTTCACAGCGGTTCCGGCCACCACACCAGTTGCCCAAGGGATCAGGGCGGGGTTTTCGGTATCACCCGCAAGGCCGTTTTTCACGCTCACAACGCCTTCATAATCGGCCAGATTGCGGGAGCAAACCACCTGGAACTTCTTGCCCACATCGTCCCGCATACGCTTACAGAAAGAAGCAAACAGGGCGGTAATGGTGGGATTGGTGGACAGGCAACCCATAGCGTTGAAGGTATAGGCTTCCATCTTGTCCAAGTAGGTCTGATAGGTCGTATCTTCTACGATGCCATTGGCTCCGCTGGTCAAGGGGGTGGTGGCGGTCAGGGCAAGGGTGGCTCCCACATTGAAATCCACATAATCATTGTTCTTCAGGTCAGCCATCTTGGAAATGGCCTTCTGCTGATCCACTTGGACGGTGCCAAGGAAGGTGGAAACATCATACAGCTTGGCTTCTTCCTGACTGTTTTCGTTTTCTTCAATAACAATGCGAAGATCATTGCCACGGGTGCCGGGGCATTTGGCCGTTGCATATTCACAAGAAGCCTTTACACCAGAACTGTTCAGACGGAAGAAGTGAACCGTCTTGGCGTGTTTGAAAATCTCACGCATGGGCTTCAGTTCATCCGCCGTGTACGCATAGCCGAAAATCTTTTGGGAATTCTTCTGGAAGTCCCCAAGTTCCACGGTGATAACCTCACCTTCAGGCCCCCAATTCATTTCAAGGGGGATGGTTGCAATACCACGATCAGAGAGGGTGGCGCTTGCTTTTGCGGCCGAAATAAAGCTGATATATGCACCGGGCAGAATCTTGTTCTGCGTCAAAAAAGTGCCGCCGCCAAGGGCCATATCAATTCACCTTACCTTTCTTAAAAAAGTTTTGAAGCAAGCTGTCCACCTGCTCCATCGTGTATTCCTCCCCGTCCTTCAGCAAAACGGACAGAAGATCACGCCTGTTGGCGTACCGCTTGAAGGTCAGGATATTTCTTTTGGTGAAAACCGGGACATTGGAAACAGGCGGGGCCGCTTCCTCCGTCTTGGGCTTTCTGGTTTTGGTCGTAGGCATTTTTAATCCCCTCCAACTGTTCCAACCTCGGTTTCCAAGGTTTCCATCATCGTTTCATCAGCGGGCCGGATCATGGGCAAGTTGAAGTTTACAAAGAAGTGAAGAACATTGTCCACAACCTCATAATTCACGCTGGTTCCATGAAGAAGATCACCGCTGGGAAGCGTGATGAAGTCCAAGGCTTCCATCATCGTTTCCGCAACAGTGAACATTTCCGCATTATTGCGGGGGTTGGTCGGAAAATACTGAATGTCAAATGGGTTCCGCTTGATAAAGCGCCGCCCAAGCATGGGCGTGATTTCCGGTTGTAAAACGGCAATCAAAAAACAGGGTTCTTTCAAACCCTGTTCCACATCATTCTGATAGATTTCATACCCATCCCCAAAGGCGGCGTTCAGTGCCATTGAAATTCCTTTGATAATCTCATTAAGCATCGAAACACCCTTTCAGGAACAAATACAACTTCTTTTCCAGAATTTTAGGCGCTTGCTGTTCCAGTTCTTGTGTGGAAATGGTCAGCATATAGCGCCCCTTTACCCAATTTTTCTTCAGCACCATCCCGCCTTCCGCATCGGGATCATAAACAAAGCGGTCACTTTCCCAATAACCGGGGATGAACCGCCCCGGCTTTTGCCGGTGGCCGTATTCGACATAGGACGCATATTGAAGGTTATTCAGCACAACAACTGTGTAATGGGTTCCCCTGTGGCCCACAGGCATTACCGCCCACGCATCCCGCAAGGTGCCATATACAACAGGTGTCCGCTTCACAACTTTATTCAGCAAACGCCCCGCCAACTCTTGGGCGGCTTGGCGGCAAAACCTGTCCAAATCTGCCCCCATCAGCTTTTCCATGTTCTTGTTCAGCCGTTCCAGTTGCTTGAAATCGCATTTGCCCCATTTAGCCATCAGGCATACCCCTTCCACGGCTCTAACTGGATTTCTTGATGGTTTGTAAAAACCCCGGCTTCACCGCTTTTAGAATAGGTGAACTTCCGTTCAAGATTGTTGAACCGTGTCACAACGATTTTGCAACCAGCGGGGATTTCCACATCAGGGGATAAGAACAGCTTCACGGTTTGGGCCACCTTGGAAACATGATCACCATCCGTTGAAGATAGGGTTTCAAAAGACAGTTTACAGGGCTGATCCTGAAGAAGCGGCATTTCTTTAGAATCAGTAAGTTTGCTGATAGGGTCTTTCACCTTTACCCGGTGATATACCGTACAGCGATCCTTCCAAAGCCGTTCAAGGGCTTTGCGCTGGGCGTTTACCATACCAACTTCCTGAACCGGTACAGTTCATCAGAACGGCCATTGATCAGATAATCAATCAGCCCATTCAACCGCTGTTCCGGTGTCAGGCTCCCTTCACCGATTGCAAATACAGTATTGGTGTCACCCTCTTGAATTTGCTTGATTGCCGCATCCAAATCAAACCCTGTCAGTTGTCCAACGGTTTTCTTCATGTTCAGGTATTCACCCACGGCCATATAAACAGCCACGCTTTCCAACCCTTCCGGGATCACAGATTGATTGGTTTTGTTAAGAATCCGCTGTTGAACATTCTGAAGAAGAATATCCAACAGCGGATCACCAACCACCCACGTTACGCCAAGGGCCGTAAGCATGGAAATCACTTGATCACGCAACGGGGATCACCGCCTTAACCGAAAGACTGAATCCGGGCAATGGGAATGGCCTTGTGGTTGATATAGGTGCGGCTACCAGCGGAACTTTCGCCGCTGTGAACCAGCGTCCAGTTCTGACCGTTCTCCAAGTCAGTGTCCGTAGGGGACAGCTTGGTCTGACTTTTCTTCTCGTAGGAAATACCATAGGGGCTGAACACCTTGCGCTGACGCATATACAGGGTATCTTCACCGCCCTTGGTCTTGGGGTCACGGGCCATTTCATAGGGAACCTTGGCCCCAATATCCTCATAGGAAATAGCGCCGTTGCCCATGATGAAGGTGGTGTACTGGGTGACAGGAACCACATAATCCGTTTCGGCGGTCAAAGTTCCCTTGGTGCCGAAGTAGGGGGTGGCGCTGGACTTATTGATCTCACCAGCACCAGCACCAGAATCTTTTACCTTCAAAGCGCCGGGGGTTTCCGCATCGGCATCGGTATAGCCGGTTACGGCGGGAAGATCATCGTCCACAACCACGGTGCGGCCATTCCAAGTGGCAAGGGTCAAATCCTTCTGAATGCCGTCCCCGTCCGTCTGCTTCATAAACTCCAACAGCTTCATGTTTTCAAGGTTGGTGGCAACATCACTGTGCATGAACACCAAAGAAAACTTCTGCTTGTTGGCTCCACAAGCCTTGTTCACGGCGCTGTTCAGGGTGGTGGCGGTCATGGGGCCATAAACCGTGGTGCTGTGCTTCTCCACGAATTCCTTGTTCTTGGCATCACTGGTGGGCATTGCGAAAACACCCTTCAGGATAGACAGAAGGGTTTTCTGATCCAAGGTGTCCTTGTATTCCGCAACCTGTGCGGACACATTGCCCATGAAGTCCACGCCGCCCGTAATGTCATAGCTGAAATCCTTTTCAGTCCATGCCTTGGCACGGCCAACAACCACCATGCCCTGTTCAAAGGTCTTGGTGGAAGTGGCGGTAATATCGGTTTCACCGTCATAGTTCACCGCATCCCCATCCAGAAGGCCACGCATGGCAAGACGGGCGTAAGCGGTGCCGTTCTGACTGGTGAACACCGCCCGAATGTCAGGGTTTCCGGCCAGCGCACGGGACTTCTTCAGGGCGTTCAGGGTCAGGTTAGGCACACGGCCAACCATGTACTTAAACGCTTCAGGGTTGAAAGACTTTGCATCAAACTTGCTGTTAGCCATCGTTCAAACTTCCTTTCTGTGTAGTCAAATTGTGTAGGTTACTCCAAAACCGCATCCGGGTTTTCCTCCATGTACTTGCACAGTTCGTCATAGGACATTTTGGAAAGGTCATCCCCGGTGGGCTGATTGTGGGGGTCACTCTTTTCAGCGGCCTTGGCTCCCTTAAACTTGGCCTTGGCGCTGGTGTCGAACAGAAAAGCCGTGTCCTCACCCTTGGTCAGCTTGCCAATTTCATCATCCAGCCCTTTCACCGTGCCATCATCGGCCAGTTCCGCCTTCTCCAAGAATGCGGCCAACAGTGCCTTTACAGCGGTGTTGTTTTTGGCCTTGGCATTGGTCAGGGCCACATCAACGGCATTGCTGATTTTCAGGGCCTTGATTTCATTGGCGTGATTCTTGTCCTTCTGCTTGTTCGCTTCCTGAAGGGCGGTGATCTGGTTCTGAAGTTCCGTGTTATCACCAGCGGACTTCTTCAGGGTTTCAATCTGCCCATCCCGTTCAGAAACTTGGGCCTTCAGGGTCTTCTTTTCCTCATTCACCTCATTGAACCGGCTCTTGGTCACAAAGGAACCATTCAGCCCTTCCATAACCTTGTTGGCCTGTTCCTCGGTCAAGCCCCACTCCATCAGCTTTTCTTTCGTCATAGTGTGATACCTCCATCATAAAATCCTTTTTACCGTGGGTCAGGAACCACGATTTCCCCCGGCTCTGTTTTCCGCCCACAACCGGGAAACGGCGAATAGATATGAAAAAACCACCACCGGCCCGAAGGCCGGGGTGGTTCAATCAACAATATTGTGGATCAGTCCCAATGCTGATCCGGGCTGAAGTTTTCAAGAACAGAATAATAATTAGGGATTTGGTCAGGCGGTTTCCCATCCTTCAAGGCGGTAAGCACTTCAATTTTTTCATCAAGAAGTTCTTCACTGTCCACATCAAAGAAGCGGTCAACCAGAACATCAGAAACTTCAGCCAACAGCGCATGAACCTTCATCAGCTTTTCTTCCCGTGTCATATTAACCACCCGCTTTCTTTAGCATATCCTGAATGACTTCTTCCAAGGCTTCTACCAACTCCGGTTTATCCTTACGAAGCATTTCTATCAGGTCAGGACGGACAACCGACAAAGCGCCATAATTGGCAAGGGTTTCTTCCGCCCGTTTCCCAATATCCCGGTAATATTTGGAACCGTGACCATATCGCACAAGGCCAGCGTCACGGGCAGAACCACCGGAAAGGGCATCATAAATATCTTCAAGGGAACTGATACCGCCGCCCATAGCGTTTCGGCATTGGTAATCAATTTGTTCACTTGCTTCACGCTTCAGCTTATTGAAGGCTTTTTTGTAGTCGGAATAAGAAATGGATCTTGCATAGTATTGATCCGTCAAGGCAGAAGTGGCGGTTCTCAATTCAGCATTGATTTCCGCCGTGATACGCTTGCATTCCTTATCGAAGGCTTCAAAAAGGGAATCAATATCATCCGCAATATCGGTGTTGGCTTTCTGGAAAAAGGAACTTAACTTGGCATGTCTGGAACTGAACCAACCTGAATACTTTGCCGGGTCTGACCGGTTGAACATATCCATCAGGTGCATTTCCTCATGCAAGGTCGTAACCACTTGGCCGGTAAGATCATCCCCGGCCAGTTTGGGAATAATCAATTCAACATCCGCAAGCTGATCATTCCGGGAATAATAGCGATAATTGACCGCATAGCCTTTCCCGTGGGAAACCTTCATGGGAATACCGTTGGCCCTGATGTTTTCCATAGCCCCCATTTTGGAATAAAGGGCAACCACATCAGGATCAGCGTTTTCACACGCATTCACATAATCAATCAGGGCTTGGGTGTTCTTCCGCTCCTTCTTGTCGGTCAGGTATTCGGGAAACATTTCAGCCTTCAGCGGCTCCAATTCCCTTTTCGCCTTCATTATAGCGCCCACGGTGGCAACCGTCAAACCATCCTTCACGCCATCCACAAAAGCCTTCTTCCAATCGGCATACTTCATGTTGGCCGGGACATAGTACACCTTTCCATCAGCGGTGCGGGCGGCTCTTTCACCGTCCATATCGTCATAATGGGGGCAAGTGGTTCCCCGGCAATTCGGGTGGAAGGGCGGGACAGTCACCCCCGGCTCATATTGGGCCAGCGGGATCACCGTTCCATCAAGGGGTTGGCATACCGCACAGGTGCGGGAATCCAGCGTTTCCACAATCTCAATCTGATCCACACCCAAATCTTTATACATCTGGATTTTGGAAACAGCGTTGAAATAGGTGGTTTCCGTATGCACCAGCCGCCTTGCCTTATAACGGGCAGTTCCGAACTTCTTTTGAATGGCGGTGATAGTCTTGGCCGGTGGATCACCCCGCAACATACCTTGAATCAGTTCTTTGTTTACGGTGTCCACCAAATCAGCCTTGTTCAGCCAACAGCGATCCCGGAAAGTCCGCCCGTCCGTTGTCCACGGTTTTGAAAGTAAGGTTTCAAGTTTCTTCCGGTTCAAAGCGGTGAAATCCCATCCAAGGCCAATGCCCTTTTGGATTTCAAAGGCCCCTTGGGTGTATCCATTGGAAACCAGCTTCTTCAGAAGATCATCCACCCCATCAACCTGATTGCCGTACAGAAGTTCAATCTGCTGTTGAATTTGCAGTTGGATTGCTTCAAGGCGGCTGACATGGAAACGGGTTGAAGCATTTTCCAGCTTCTTGATCCACTCCGGGGAAAGGTCGGCCCGCTGTGCGGCTTTCACATATTGTTCAGCCGTCCACTTGAATTCTTCAAGCTGTCCAGCGGTCAACATCTTCCGGGCTTCAGCCAAAGTCACCTTGTTATTGGTGGCGAAACGCTGATACCAACTTTCAATATCCCTTTGAACGCTTTGTTCAGCGCCCCGGTAAATATCTTCAAGGGTCTGAAGGTATTCATCCGCTTGTTTGTGGGCCGAATTTTCAAGGATAGCAAACCGGCCCCGCCAGTAATCAGCATTCTTCACGGGGTCGCACTCCCTTTCCTGAAATTATCGCCTACAATTTAAGCAATATTGATAAGCGTCCACTTGCCCTTCAAGAAATTTAATTTTGTCATGCAAATCCTGATTTTCCTTGCATTTCAATTTAAATTCCTTGTTTCTCTTATTCAAAATATCTTCAGCTTCCCGAATTTGCGCCTTCAAACACTTAATCTGCTCTTTCAGTTCATCAATTTCACCCACAGTTAAACCTTCTTTCTAAATTGTGGCGGACAGAATGGGGGGGGGTTGAACCCATGCACCGGTTTCCCGGCCTACCGGTTTAGCAAACCGGCCCCTTTACCGCTTGGGTATCTGTCCATATAAAGTGCCGGGGAAAGGAAGTACACCTTTGACCGGGTAAGGAGATAAAACCCGGCCCCGCCCCATTATTGCCCCGGCATAGGAAGGGCGAGGATTATTCATCCTCACCTTCATCGCCATCAGGATTGTTGTTCTGACCATTCCCAAAAGCCCCGGCGTATTCCTGCGCTTGGGCCATTGCTTCTTCCTTTTCCTTCCTGATCCGCTCCAACTCCAATTCCACATCCGTTGTCCACGGGTGCTGGGCCACAATGGTTTCATTGGACAGAATACCAACGGACTTCCCACAGTTTTCAATGGCTTCACTTTCATTCACCGGCACATCCCGGCTGAAAACAATGGTGGTTTCTTCTTCCTCGAAGTCACCCCGGCCAGTGTTGGCAAAATCCTGATTGATAAACCACAGAAGATCATCAAAGGCCGCTTGGAACTCGGTTTCCATTCCGTTTGCGTCAAGGTCAATGTCAGAATACATGGATTGAATGTTCATCTGATTGGGATTGTTACCCATGCGATCATCCTTGGCATTATAGCCACGGGCGTTTTCAATCAGTTTATCCTTGAACAGTTTCAGAATGGAATTGAAGTTTTCAGCGTTAATTTCAACGGTCAGGGTTTCCCCCCCGCCATTATCCCGAACTTTCACGGCTCCAAAGGTTGCAAGGTTGCGGCGGAACTCCCCAAGGTTTTCACCATCATAGTTCTTCAGGATCAGAATGGTGTTCCGGGCATCCTCTTGCATATTGTTTTCAAAGTCGGAAATCATAGTGTTGATACCGTCCTGAAGGGTTTTCACCCGGCGAATCAGTGGGATTTCCTGCTTATTGTACTTGAACGGGATCAGGGGAATCCGCTCCCAATTCAGTTCAACCGTTTCTTCCCCATCGTCAACACTGAAATAGTTTTCATGCTCCCCCAACTGTTCATCCGGGGTCAGGTTGGTTCCGTCATACACATAGCGGTAAAGGCCATCTGATTTGAAGATTTCCACCCGCTCCACAATTTCCTTAGTGTAGCCGCTCCAAACCTCTTGCGGATAAAGGCGGACAGCACAATCAAGGATGGTATGATCATCGTCAGCCCAAAAGGGAAGAATTTCATGGGCCGGGAAGTGCTTGAAGGCAAGTTTGCCATCATCCCCATAGTAGGGGTATAACCAGCCAATCCCGCCTTTCAGGGCATCTTCACACACATACTTCAGAAGTCGCTTGAACCGCTTATCAAAAACCTTGTTCAGAAATTCGGAATAGGTCTTGTTTTTACAGGTCAGGGAAAAGGGCTTGCCCACAAGATAGTTGGTTTTCTGATCCACCATCAAGGCAAACTGGTTATCCACCAGCCGATTGTTGGGAAGGTTGTCAACTTCCTGAAGTTTGCCATCCTCGCCAATGATTGTGCGCTTGCGGGTCAGAATGTCATGGAAACCTTCATAGTAGGCATCCCCGGTAATCTGTTCTTTCCGCTTGCGGCTCCGCTTCCATTCATCAATTTCAGCGGCGAAAAACTGAAGTTCAGTCATTCCGGTATTGCCGCCCGTCAGGATCAGGCGATTGATCCGGGCCGTTTCAGTATCAGTAAACAAAGGCATATTCAATCACCGTCCTTTCCGGTCAAATATTCCCATCTGCATTTTGCTTCTTTGGGAGAAACATAGTAATTTCTTTTGCGTGATCCTGTCCATTCTGTACCGCCAGCTGAACCAGACAACTTGAAATTTGACGCTTTCAAAGAAGCGCCATCTTCATGTTCAAGAGTATAGGTGATCACTTTGTTATAACCCATTTCACGGGCAATCCGAATACAGGCCCCATATAATTTACTGCAAGCATTTCTGGTGCCATCCGTACAATTACGATAAATTTCAAGGGTTTTTCCATCATCCAAATAACGGCTTACGGGCCTTCCGCAAATTGCAACCCCGCAAAGTGAAGAATCACAATAACACGCCACAGCAAACTTTCCGCCCACTGGTGGAACATTGTGCCGGTGATATTTTTTTACAAATTCGCCAGCGGCTTTCAGGTGAATCGGCCATATCTGCAATTTCATCTGAAGTGCCCCCTTTTTTTATCGTCCAATGATTACAGAAATACAAATAAAGCCCAAGAAGCAAGGGTTCCGGGCGTTTATTGTTACTAATCAGATACTAATTTTGATAATTCGGTATAGGCTTCCTTCAATTCAGGGGATAACTTCCAGAAAAAGAATTCGCAACAGAAATCAGATGGAACAAGCTTATGGGATTTCCTACACCGGATTTTTCCATTTTTATTTTTTCGGCTTGGGTCAGAATATTCACAAAACCGACATAGTTTTTTATTCATATACTTTTCTCCTTTATTCAAAGCTGAAGGCGGGGCCAACCAGCATATCTTCCAAAGCATAACGCATGGCATCCATCAGGTGGTTAAAATCATCAATGGGGGTGTTGATCTTGGCCCCAAACTTATCTTCTGCCCAAGTGTAGTTTGAAATTTCAGTGATGAAGTTCACACACCGGGGATGAATGATGATGGTGTAGCCTTGAATGTACTGAATGCCATTGTTCACGCTGTCCTTGCCCTTCCGGGCGGCTCTAACATGGTACAGGCCAGCTTCCCGCAATTCGTCGATGCTCTTTGGCTCCGCACAATCGGCCCTGATCCGTTCCTTGGCGTAGCCCATCCGGGTTACATTCTCACAGATTACCCGGTTGGTCAAGGCCTTTTCATACAGTTCATCAAACACCCAAATGGTTCTTTCCTTCTGGCTCACCAGCCCACAGAACAAGGCCGTGGGATCATTGGTATAACCAAAGTCAAGGCCAAAAGCGCTTTTCACATCGGGCTTTTGGGAAATGGCCGCCACATCAAAGGCTTCTTCCCGCCACTTCTCATAAATCAGGCCATCCACAATGCCCCAACCCCCAAGGCCAGCCACCTTGTAGCGCCGGGGGTTGTTTTCCTTCATGGTGTTGAACACCTTCAGATCAGCTTCATCCAGCCATTCATTACACAGGTAATTGGTGGTTGTGGCGAATATCTGACCATCCGGGGAAGTCCAGCTATCATGGAACCGGTATGTGGGCTTTCCTTGGGCATCCTTTCCGATGATCTCACCAAAGAACCGCTTCCTGATCCAATGCTTTTCATTCCACGGGTTGAAGGTCAGGGTGATTTGCTTGAACAGGCCGGTTTCAGGTGGGATAGCGCCACGGATGGATTCATCAAGCATATCAAAATCAGATTCATTCATGATTTCATACGCTTCTTCAATCCAGCACCAACACAGATACCCGATTTCAACGGTGATGGAAGTTACCTTCAGGGGATCATCAAGACCCCTGAAATAAATCTTCTGCCCGGTGGGGGTGTAGGTCATTTCAAGGGGGCTTTCTTTGATCTCCCAATATGCCTGAACCCCCAGCCGGTTGATTGCCCACTTCAATTCCGTGAAACAGGAATCCTTCAGAGTTCTAAACACCTTGCGAACCACAAGGGTATTGGCTTCCGGGTATTGCATCATCCGTTTGATGATGTTCAGGGCCGTTGTCTTGGATTTCTTGCTTGCCCGGCTCCCTTTGCACACCCGGTAGCGGCCTTTGAAGTTCCAGAAGGTAGCGTAACCCTTGCCAACCACTCCAGGAAGGCGGATCACTTTTGCATTGGGGCTAATCTTCAAGCTGATCATCCCCCATGATAACCACAGGGACAGCGCCGCCCAAGTCCATCTTGTCACTGAACAGGGCATAACGCTTGCCAATCAATTCAGCGGCCTTCAAGCGTTCCTTGGCGGAAACATCAATGTCCGCCACGGTCTGAATACCATCACCGGCCAGTTTCAACACCTGTTCAGTGTGTTGGCCCCGCATTACAGCGGTCAGGTATTCAAGGACTTCTTGGGCATCAGCAATCTTGGCGGAATGGATTTTGTCAAGTTGTTCATCAATATAAGCCCGAAGGTCAGGTTTTGAGAGGTTTTCCGAACCTGTCTGCTTTGCGGTCTTAGGCGAATACCCGGCCTTAATCGCCGCATCGGTGGCATTGCCGCTGATCAGGTATTCATCACAAAATTTCTGCTGTTTCGTGGTCAAGGTATTCACCCCCTTCTAAAAAAGTAAAATGCACCCCGTTTGTCAGGGTGCATTTTTACAATGCCATTATATCATGTCTGACACTGTCTGTGTGTGCCATCTTACAGAACATCAAGGTTTTTCTTTGCAAATTCGATCAAAGCGGCACCGTGAATTCTGTGAACTTGCCGTATTGAAAAATGAACTTCAACAGCGATCTTTTCCCATTTTTCCCCGTTCACATACCGGGCAATCAAAATGTTCTGCTGGTCTTGGTCAGGCACATTCTGAATTCGGTGCATGGCATCAGTTTTTTGCTGAACAAGTTCATCAATCCGGGTGTTAATATCTTCTTCAAGGGACATGATTTTTACAATCGTTTCCCCTAAAGTGTCTTGTGACCCTGAAGTCTGAACCTTATCCGGTTTCAACTCACACCCGATGGAAGTCAAGCTGGAACGCAAGGTGTGAACTGTATCTGTCAACCGCTGGATCAAGCGGTCTGTTTTCCTGATTTGGGCAAAATATTCTTTCGCCCGTTGGGAAAGTTCTTTGTCATTCACTATGTAACACATCCTTTCTGGAATAAATGTTGAAGGACATCAAACGCCGGTATATCAAGGGTTTTCGGAAATTCCTTCAACATTCAAGATCAAAACGGTATTCTTCACTATTATTACATTCTTCATATTACTATTATTTTTATTATTATTTATTTGAAGTAATCTGCTGAATGTTGAATGTTGAAGGATTTTAGAAAAAAGCCTGTATTTGCAAAGGTTTCACGGCCTTCAACATCATTCCACATATCTTGAAGGCCGCTGTTCCAACCCCTACTAAAGAAGCAGCTGTTCAGGCGTTCCGGGCGTTCCACTTCTCCAACTGCTCACCCCTCAACGCCAACGCTTCCAAGAAGCAACCATTTTTAGGATGAACATAAAAAGTTCTGAACGGAATATCCCCGTATTTCTTTGCAAGCGGGTTCAGCCGATTTTCCTGAACCAAATCAGCCCCACAGAAAGGGCATGGCTTATTTTTCATCGGTATTCCCTCCCGGTTTTACGGTCTTTGATTTCAATCCGGTTCAAAAGTTCAAACCCGGCCAAGTGGATAATATACTTCAGAACAAAAATCAGATTGTTTAGGCGCTTCTGCTGTTCATCTTCTTCCCGGATAATCGGCTTCAGCCCTTCATAGGCGGTAGGGTCAGAATAGCCTTCATGGTTCTGCCAAGGTTTAGTTCCCACGATCCTTCAACCTCCCATCTGAAACAATAGTAATCCCGGTTTCTTCCTTCAGGATTTTGTGAATATCTTCATGGTATTCACTCCAAATATCATCAAAGCAAACCGGGATCATGGAATGAACTTTATCCAGAAGGATCAGGGCCACTTCCCGCATCTGCGGGTGTGCGGCGGGGGAACAGCGCAACTTCAGGAAGTGCCGCCACTCCCGAATGTTTGCGGTCATAACCACTTCCGTTTTCAGGCTGTTAGGAAGTACGGATCTAGCCTCCTGAGGGGTAGCCTTTAGATCAATCAAAGAAAGATAGTAGCTTTCTGCCATCTCACAAGCACTAGCCCACTCATTGTACTCTATACTGTCCTTTTCCCAAAAATATGGTTCAATCACCGTGATTTCATTCCCAAACCCATCTTTGCTGTAATTACAATACCGGGTGCTTTCCTGACAGTAGGCAGCTACACGGTGACGAACAATTTCATGGGAAACCCCACGATTACAAATGAACTTCACCGTGAAGGAACAATGTTCCAAAACCGCTTCATGCCCACGCTTGATGATTCCCCGGATGAACTTTTCAGCGGAACCTTCCATGATTTTGACTTCAGACTTATAGCAAACCCGCCCACACTGTTCAAGGCGTTTCAGGATTGCGGCCCCATCAATCGGGGTGATAAATTCCACATCGGCGTTGATAATCTTCATTTGGATTCATCCTCACTTTCAACAGGTTTGAAATAGTCTTTGGTTCCTTCCGGGTTTTTGTGGCCGCATACATTACAAGGCGGCTGTTTCCTATTGTGCTGATACAGACATTTGGGGCAAGGTGACGGAAATTCCACCGGCTCCACAATCCGGGTGGGAATGTCCTGAAGTTCAGGGTATTTGATTTCCATATAAAGGGCAAAGAGAATGTTCCAAGCCGCCGCCCGAAGGTGGGGTTCATCCTTCATACCCATCATGTACTTGGCAAGGTGGCGGAAGGCCGAATCAATCAGGCTGTGAATGGGAATGCCCTTTTCACAGTTGCGTTCCCCGTACTTCAGCGCCCCTTCTTCACAATGCTTGGAAACTTCCACAAGGGCTTCCCACGGCAATAAATCCATGCGGCCTTTTCCGGTGTGCATATCACGAACCGCCCCGGTTTCAAACTCGGTGCGCTGTCCACTATCCTTGATCTCCATATCGTTCAACTCCCGTTCAAATCTGTTCACCCCCTGTTTTTGTGCTATAATGAGAAGGCAGAAAGGGGGTGAATTCGCATGGCTTCTAAAAACCAACAAGAGTTGCTGAAATTTCTTGGCCCCGAATATTCCATGAAGGAAATTGATTTGGAACTTTGCATATACAGAAAGATCAATTCTCGCTATGATATTGAAATTTCTGGTACACATCGGAAAAATCATCCTATCAGCGTTTATGTTTGGGATATTTCCAACGGTGACGGGATTTCAGCAACTATGGTTGAAAAACACTTTGATATTTCCAACTGGACAGACCTAAAAACATTGCTGGACAATCTCACCATGAAATATCAGGATTTAGCTTGATCGTTTCCAAAATCAGCTTCAAATCCTCACGGGACAGACTTTTTTCCTCCATTAAGGATTTAAGTCTGTCCATTTCTTCAGGTGTCCCAATAGGAATAAAGCGGCGGTAAATACTATCGTTCATGTGTAACCATCCTTTCAGTTGAACCATTTAATCACCGGATCACCGGTGAATCCTTTTTCCCATACATACCACGCATAAGCTATGGCGCTTTCGGGCTTAACGCTCATATCTCCGTTCTTATAGCAGGCCAAACGGGAACGGGATATGTAAACTATACGGGGGGGGGGTATTCTTAAAGAAGGCCCCCCGCTTCTGTCCTTCCAAAAATTGAACCTTCAGGAACATTGCCACTTTCCCACCGGGGCGCACGCTTTCAAGCGCCCGTTGAACAAATTCAAGTCCCGCTGAATATGGGGGATTTGTGATAATATCCCCTTCAAAACCATCCAAGGTTTCTTTTAGGAAGTCCAGCGGTTCAGGATCACCAAACCCACGATAAACAAGATCGGTGCTGATCACCTCATAGCCGTGGGCCTGAAGAACCTTTGAAATGTGGCCTTCACCACAAGCCGGTTCCCAAATTACCGGGGCAAATTGTTCCAGTTCCAACAACATTTCCACGGCTTTTGGATCGGTGGCGTAATAATCAAAAGCTTCCCGATTTTCAAGCGCATGGTTTGAACTTCCAAGGGTTGTGAACACTTTTTTAGAACCGGTCATTATGAATCACCATCCTTTCCAGACACAAATACACGGCATTTTCCAAGGCGGCTGATCCACTTATCAACGATAATAAACCCACAGCGTTTGGTGATTTGCCGTGAAAATTCAATGTTGGAAAGGGCTTGGAAGTTATTAGAAATGCAGTATTCCTTGTATTTCCGGTAAACCGTCTTGGTAGGCTCATTCACAATGGAATCCAACCCAACTTCTTTGATGAAGCCAATGATGGGGTTGTTGTTCTGTTCATATTCGTCAAGCTGTCCCTGAACTCTGCTGGAAGTGGTGAACTTGGCATTCATCAGAACCCGGCGCAAGGCTTTCAGGCCCAACAAAATCAGATATTCCATTGAATCTTGTTCACACAATTCATCCTTGATGAATGGGCGGAAATCAGGATCATTGGGGGTAAACTTTGCATCAAACGGAACAATTACCAACCGCCTTTGAACGGCTCCGGTTTTATCCTTCATGCGGGGAATGTTGTTGGCACTGAACAGGAACTTTGCATAGTTGTTGAACTCAAATGGATCTTGGCCTTTCCGTTCCACATTCACCCGTTCGCCTGTTACCAATTTGCGGAATACAGACGCATTAGCAATGAATTCATCCCCAATATCATCACCGATGTTCGCCAGCTTACCGAAGAGTTCAGCGGTCTTGAACCTGTCCCCAAGTTCTTTCAGGTCAAGTGAAGCAATGTTCCGATCCCCCAACATATTTTTGACCACATGAAGGAAGGTAGATTTGCCGTTGCTCTTATCACCAATCAGGATGAAGGCTTTACCAAGTTCGTTACGCCGGTACAGACAGTAGCCCACCATTTCTTCCAGCAAGGCCCGGACTTCAGGATCATTGCAAGCCAGCCGGTTTAATGTATAATTCAGAAGTTCATTGTGGGCGGCGGGATTATACGGCCACGGGATTTTATTGGTGATCACAATATCCGGTGTGAACTCGCTGAAAGAATCATCACGGATGTTGTAAAGGCCGTTGCTGAAGGCAATCACATTGGGGTTGGTGACTCTGGTTTCTCCCTCTGTCTGGAACATCACTTCCAGATAGGCCAAGACTTCTGACCGGTGCGCCCGTTTCAGGTTGGGAATGTGCTTGATCATTTGGGCTTCAATTTCCATAGCGCCGGGAACATAGATACCATCCCGGTAAATGTGAAGCTGGTTATTGATCTTTACAATGTGATTATTGTTCTTCAGATACACCGCAAACTTATCAAACAGAAAGGTTTTACCCTTGAAGAAGATAGGTTTCTTGAAGGCTTCATCCCGAAGGATGGTTTCAAGTTCCTGGTCAGAAAGGGGATCTTCCAGCACATACCGGTTGATCATGCGGATAGTTTCACGGGCTTCTTCTTTGGCGAAGTCCTCGCTTTGAAGTGTCAGAATATAGTTGAACAGGGCTTGGTTCCGTCCGTCCCCGGCTCTCATATCCAAGAACTTCATGCTGGTTTTTACCGGGGTAAGCCACTTGGGAAGGTCTTGAATATCATCTTCCGGGCAATCCAGAAGAACTTCCCGATCCACCCCATTGAAGCGCATAATGGCATAACTGTTGTTCCGGCCAACCTTGGCATCTGTTTCAATACCAAGCGCCAAGGTTTGCTTTGTCCAGCTTTTTTCCACATACCCTTCCGGGTTTCTGAAATAAAAGTGCTTTCCCCGTGTGGTCTTATACACCCGGCATTTCAGGCCCAAATCCCGAACAATCTGGAAAAGAAGATCACTGGTTTCCGCATCGTCCACATCAATCAGAACGGTTTCTTCCCCAAGAATACCGGCGTATTCATCAAGGTCTTGGACTTCAGAACGGGTTTTCAGTTTTTCAACGCCTTTGAACTTTTCAAGGCATTGTTTGTTTCTGGTCGGAACATAGCCACGAAAAAGCGGTGATTTCATTTGATCACCTTCCTTTGGTTGTGCCGCTGTTCTTTCATCGTTGCCCATCGGCAGTTATCAGGGGAATAACCTTTGTTATTGTCTATCCTGTCAATGGTCAGTTCATCAGAATACCCATGTGACATAGCCCAATCATGGAAGGCTTGGAAGTTATGTAACCATTCATCACAGACGGTAATTCCACGGGAACCATAGTTCTTCCAATCATTTGTGTTTGGGTTCGTGCATCTGGTTTTCATAGCTTTCCAAATGCGATAAAGCCGGGTTCCTTTCCCACTATGTTTTTTCACATGGTTAATTTTTCGCAAACAACCACAGCTTTTTGTGTTTCCGCTTATCAACGCTTGTCCTCTCACGACAAGCATATTTCCACATTCACATTGACATAGATAGGCCGGGTGATTATTCAAGTTTTCATCCCGTCTTATCACCTTCAATTTCCCAAATGTCAATCCGGTCAAGTCCTTCAGTTGCATGGTTCAACCCCCCCCCTTTCCCGGTCAACTCCATAATCTTTTAGGCGCTTCCACGCCAAATCAATGTAATATTGCCTGTCCAGTTCATCAGGAACAGGAATATTTGTAACATCATCATTGCTAATGAAGCAATGTTCCGGGGTGTTCCCGAATTTTTCAGGGTTTTTCTTGCGGCCCCTTATAACCTTGCCAGACACTTTGAACAATCCGCCTTTGCTTCGGTCAGTAGAAGCGAACACACGGAATGTTTTATCAGTCTGAACTTCACCTCCACTGAACCTTTTCACAGTTTTTGAACGGCCCTTTTCATCCCTGATTTTCTCCATAGTGATAACAGGGGAATAAAGCGCACATTCATATTTGCTGGAAACTTTTACAACCTTTTGGAAATCTCGCAAATCCCCACACCCCATAATGGTTTCTTCTGGTGTAGTCTTGTGGGCAAAGTATTCACTAATGGCCCAGTTGACAATAGGAAGGTCATAGTCCAGATCAGACAGTTTTTTTACATAAGCGCCCTTGGCTTTGACCGCCCCGGTTTCTCGGTCAACCAAAAAATAATTGTTTACATCTTTTTGGTAAATGTCACCCATGAAAGTATCAAAGTCCATCTTCATTCCGGTTCTTTGCTCCCATTCCCAAACCACATCATCAATCTTTTCAAAATCCCGGTCATAATCCGCAAGCTGGACAATGATACCATCCGTGTTATTCTGAACAAGTTTGCAATAGGGTTCAAGGTGTTCAACCAAATCCAGAAGTAGAAGTTGGCCGTTGATACAAATGGTGTTGTTACTCATAGGATCATAAAGCGCCGATTGCGGTTGCTTCATCTGCCCTGAAATAGCGTTGTCCATGATCTTAAATGGCTGACGGGCTTTTTTATCTCCCTTGCGCTTGAATTCAATATTGCTGTCATGGATGAACTCAAAGTTTTCAGGGTTATCCATCACCCGATACCCAATTTTGAATTGCTTTTGCAAAGATGGATAGTAGGCAGTAACATCAATCACCAAGAAAATACCGTGGACGTGATATTTCGGAATAGCCCCATGCCCACCGCCCCAAGCGAAGGTATGCGGAACACCAGCAACGGTTATATTTTCTTGCGCTTTGCCATAGTTGTGATTGACCGGGTTCTTGTACCAGTCGGCCACAAACCGATATTTCTTCAGCCGCAAGCAATCCAGAATCGGGAAATCAAATTCATCATCAAAGGTTTTCCCTTTACCGTTTCCACCCAAAATTTCTGCCGCAAGCTGGGCTTTGGTTTTCCCAATAGAATTACTTCCAAGATGAAAGTGATTTACAAAGAACATTGTGGTGTTAAACTCCGCAATATTGCGAACCCATACTTCCACGGTTTCTTCCACATCATGGCGGCAATATTTGACTGTTTCGGCCAGCTCCGCTTCTGTCAATGGGCGGTCAATGTCGAAGGGAACAGAAGTTTCTTTGATGGAATGGCCCATAAACGCTTCCAGCGCCTTCAGGCTGATGGGCGGATTGGGCATCACATCATAGTTGATCACCGGAAAATTCCTGAACAGGCTGGAAAATCTGTAACCGGGCTTATTCTCAACAATGATCCAGTCATTCACCTTCTTTGGGTTGAAGCCGCACAAGATACCTTTCAAAATGAATTGGTCATAATGGCGGCTATTATACCCAGCCCAAATGGTTTCCTTGTGGCTCTCATAGAAGCCCTTTAGTTTGTCAGGGTCATTGATGATCACGGTTTCCTGTTTGGCGTTCAAGTCGATCAGGACAACCAGCCAATCATAAGCAAAAACCTCAAAGTCATAGAAGATCATCGTGTCACCCACTCTCTGAAGGAATTTTCGGTGAATCAGTGAAAACAGCCCCGCCACGGGAAGGCTTCACCTTGGGGCCAACCGGGGCAAGCGCCCCGGCCTTTTTGAAAGTTAAGGTTCAAAAGCACTATTTGTGCTCAGATTAGATATAAAACCCCGGTTTCAATCCTCAACTTCAAAAACTTCATTAATGATGATGGAGTTGAAGCGGGTATCATCGTAATCCACGGCATACTCCAACTTCCCATCAATGGCTTCCGCAATATCAAGGACAAGCTGGGCAAACTGCTTGTAGGTGGAGAAGCTGACGGGGATCCCGGAATCCAGTTTCTTCAAGAATCCCACAGCGGAAGCGATCATATTTTTATCGTTCTTGGTGCCGTACAGAACCCGGTTCATGAAAAGGCGCTGGTTCTTGTAGTCACCGTGCAGAATCTTAAAAGACACCGCCAGCATAGGGCGGTTAGGGTCGGCCTTCGTGCCTTTGATCTCCATGGTTTCCAACTTCACTTCATAATTGTCAGCGGGGATGACGGGGAAATCACCGCCGCCGTGCTTCATGGCATCCTCCACATCGGCCTGAAGGCCCTTCAGATCAACGGAACGATCAATCTTATCAAAATCAATAGCCATAGTTTTTTACCTCCAAAGATGTTGTTTTTATAGTTGGTTGGAAAGGATTTTTCCAATTTCCCTGACTGCATGGGCAATCTTCTCACGGTTTATCCGCTTTTCATGAAGAACACCCGTAATAACTGCGGCTTCCGCCTAAATGTCCTGAAAGGCTCTGTAGTTGCTTTCAAGGTCAGCTTCATAGGAAGCAAGGTCTGTGTTTTCACCAGCCTTGGCCGCTCTGACTTCTTCATCAGCTTTTTCAGCGTATTCCCGGAAATACTTGGCCGCTTCATAGCCCATGTGTTTTTCAACCAGATATTCAAAATCACGGGCCGTGAAGATGGTTTCAGGCTTCCCGGCAATCATCAGCGTTTCAGCCAATAGAATCATCCCTTTCACAGATACCCATGATTGCTTTTCTTCCCCTTGATGTTATCAAGGGTTTCCGCACAGGCATGGGCTTTTTTTTTACTACTTATCATTCTTCACGCTTCTTCCGGGTGCGCCGGGGCGGGTTCACATCCATCTTGGGTGCGGGTTCCTCGACAGCTTCAGAAGGGCAATTCGCATCCGATGACAACGGCGCATTGTCCACATTTTCGGTCACAGGCTCCGGGGCATCCACAGGGGTTTCCGTAGGGTTTTCGGCCTTGGCCTTTCTGCCCCTTCTGCTGGGCGCTGTGGTGGCCGTGTCGGTGGTTTCGGGTGCGGGGGTAGCCGGGGTATTGCCGCCGTGCTTCATGGCTCCTGCGGCCTTCTGGTTGGCTTCCTCGTAGACTTCACAGAAGGCTTCATAATCCAGAGGGATTTCCTTATTGTGGACGGTCAAACGGCCACCGCCGAAGATCACTTCCGAAGCCTTGAAGGAAAGAACCCGGTCATTATCATCCGCCACGATACGGGCCACAAGGTCAACCATACCAGCAACCTTGTTGGCAACCTTTTCCCGAAGATTGGGGCGGATAGAACTGATTTTGTCACCGCTCTTGCGGGTCAAATCCCGGCTTCTGTCCTCATGGCTGATCAGGATGATATTTTCATAGTCCAGACTGACCAGCCGCTTGATGGTGTTCAGGAACTCGGAAGTAACCATGTCCCACGCCCGGAAGGAATCATCACTTTCATGTTTCCATCCCTGCCGGTCACAGATATACACCCGGCAAGCCTCGTAAGTATCTTCCAGAAGGTCAACCACAATGGTTTTGAAATCGTTCTGCTTCTTCTCCAACTCTGCCACAGCATCGGAAAAGACTTCCCAAGCCAACTGCCGCTTGGTCAACCGGCCTTCCACCGTTACTGTGTCCCGGATAGCGATATAGGGGGCATCCACAAACTTGATGTTGCCATCCGTGTTCAGCATCAGGGGATCGGGGAACTGGTTTGCAAAGAAGGTCTTACCGCTGAAGGGTGCGCCATACAACCAGACAACCTTCTTCTTGGTGGCGTTCAGATTGCGCCGTTCATTCTTGGGGAGTAACATATAATCCCATCCTTTCTCACAGTATTCTTGATATTCACACCAACCACAAAAGTGGTTAGGGTTCTTGGGGAAATCGGCGGCTTCAACCATGTGCTTCACATCGGTTAAAAAGCCAATGATTTTCATGGGGTCATACCGAACTGGCAATAGAGATGGTTCAGCATCCTTCAAAGCATCCTGCAACCTGTCCCGGAATTGCTGAATGGTTTCCGTTTTTTTCTGCCTGATTTTCACCTTTGGGACAATCAGAAAATACATATTCCTGATCCGGTGGCCGGGGTGGGTCAATTCATACCAAAACTTGTATTCATGAAGCTGACCGGAAAACGCATAGCTTTTGGCGTTATTGGAATACTTGAAATCGTATAGATCAAAAACCTGAACATCTTCACCCCAAATGTTATAAGGGGATTTTTTATCCATCCACCCCATGGGAACCAGATAATCCATGAACCCAATGAAATCAGCGTTTCCAATGGGAAGTTCAAACTTGCCGCCCGGTGGTAACATGGCTTTAGCTTTGGGGATCATGGCTTCCAGCTTGATCATTTCGTTGATATGATCATCTGTCAGAACCGGGAAGCTGTTTTGGTAGAAGTCAAGAGCCTGTTCAACCCCTTCTTCAATTCCCGTGTGAAGGGTGGTGCCAAGAATCAGGGCATTATCAGGATCAGTGTTGGGGATGGTGCCTATACCGGCCACATATCGCATTTGGTATTTGAAAGGGCATCGGTTAAAGGCTTCAACTCTGCTGTGTGACACTCGCACGATTTCACCCCCTTTATGATTTTTTTGAAGTTTTCAAACCCTTCCGGGTAAAGCACAAAGCCGAAACACCCGGAATGATTGATTTGGGCAATGTTGCGCTTTTGCAGTTCTGAAGGGCTTCCGCTGGTGGCCTTCAGTTCCACTTCAAGGGCAATCCCGTTCACAACGATCCGCATATCAGGAAGGCCACTTTTCACATACCTTCCGCCGCCCCAACGCTTTTCCCAATACCCACAGGGCGGGGTTCCCATCCGGTCAACTGGTTCACCCAAGGGATAAATCCCTTCACTTTCAAGCCACTTTTTCAGGTGGGTTTCAAAGTTCTTTTCACCGGCCACGATTTTTCACCCCCCCCCGCCGAATCAATCCATGATCCCAAGCGTGTTTTGTGTTTTCTGATATAGTGGCCCACTCCAACTGGGAAGCCCTGCAATCATGCTTGTTCCCGTGTTCATGGTTCACCACAGGCTTGTTCTCCGGGTTTGGAATGAATGCCAGCGCCACGAGGATATGTAACCGGCAATTCTTACCATCCAGTTTCACCCGAAGATAACCGGAACCATCGTCATAAGGCTTTAACAATTTACCGGTTTTCACAGAACGAACTTGGGCCAAACGGTTGATTTGATAGTTGGGGTGGCCGGGGCATGGGTGCCATTTAATGATCACCACGATCACCAACGCATTCGATGGAAATTGAAACACTCCCCATTGCCCGACGAACCTTCCAACCCACTTCATCACGCAAGCTTTTGTTAATCGTTTCTTTAAGGGTTTTATCCACAAGCGAATCCATATCGGTTTCATGAATAACTCTTTGAATTGCCCGATCCACCTTTTCAGAAACAATTTCACCCACAAAATCTTTGATGGTTTCACGGTTAATCCCGTTATCGGCCAGCATTTGGGTTAAAATCTTACGAAGTTCAATTTGTTCAACGGTCATGACTTATCCCCTTTCAGGGTGATCTTCACATAACCGGCCTTGGCGGTGGTCTTGGAACACTCGGAAGCAATGTCCGGGTATTTCTTCTTCAGCTTGGCGGAATCAATGCTGGTGGCATTGGTGGGCTTCACAAGGGTAAGGTTCAGAACATCGGATTCAAACTTATCCACGCCGAACTTCACCATTGCTTCATACAGCTTGGCCTTCATGGCCTTTTCCTGATTCTCAATAGCCTTCTTGTGGGCGGTCAGGGAAGCAATAGCGTTCAGGGTGGCAAGCTGGGATTGCTGGAAAGCCTGAAGCCCCGCTTCTTCATCGAAAATGGCCTGTCCGCATTTCTCCGGGTTTTCCGGGCAAGCGTCAGCACAGGAAACCCGATCCGGGCAGAAGTAGCAACACCCATCAAACTTGCCATAAGGACACGGATTTTCACATTTGGTCATTGTCTGCACCTTCTTTCAAATAAACATCATAGTATTGAAGCCCGAATTCAAGGGCCGCTTGGTGTTCGGTTCCGCCGAAAGCATGGGCCGTAAAGCGGCCAAGGAAGAAACCAACCACCAACCCCATCAGAAGGGCCACGGTGAACATTCTGCGGAACCACTGGTTCCGTTTAGCCCTCTGGGTAGCCTTCCTCGTATTTTCTGAACAGTTCATCGTTATAGTCCTTTCGTCTTTGAAGGGTGGAAAAAATACTTTCTTCCACGGTGCCGGGGCAAATCATCCAGTAATAGAAGCATGGCCGTTCCTGTCCCATACGGTGAATCCGCTTTTGGCTCTGCTCCCACAGTTCCCAACTTTCTGGGAGACTGAAATAAATGATTTTATTGGCCTTTTGGAAGTTGCCCCCTCTGGCCCCAGCCTGATACTGGATAAATGTCACGGAATTAGAATAGAAATTGTAAGCGCCCAAATCCTTGACTTCACCAGATATGATGGACACAGAGCGGTTCATGGCCTTCACAATCCCTTTCATGCGCTCCATTTCTTCTGTGAAGTTATAGAACACAATTAAGCGATCTTCCGTACTCTCCACCAAATCCCTGAAGGCTTTGTAACGGCTGGGGTTATATAGGCCGCAAAGCTGACGGGCATACAGGCGGCGGGTCAAACTGGTATCACCAATCAATTCCCGCTCATAGCTTTCATTGGAACCCCAAAAATCTGAATCCAGTTCAAATCCCTGAAGTGTGGCGGTGTTTATGCTGATCACCCGATCATTCCAGAACTTCCAATATTCCTTTGCCGGGGGTGTCCTTACCGGAATCATGGTTCTTTTGGGAAGGGAAATCCCGGCATCATCGGTGGTCATGAACACAGCGCCATGTTCCGCCAGCTTTTTCTTCAGCCGGTCAACATTTTTGTAACCGGTGATTTTCTGCCGCCAAAAGCCATCTTCTTCAACCCATTCCGTTTCAATGTACTGCTTCCAAAACAGTCCTTTTGATATGTTCCATCCCAACAGGCGGCATTGGCTCCACAGCTTTTCATACTTGCCCCCGGTTGGGGTTCCGGAAAGAAGGATCACATTATCAGGCTTCAGGCCAAGAATGAACTTTGACCGCTTGGCGTTCTCATTCTGAATCAAGGAACTTTCATCAAGCATCAGCGTAAACCCGGAAAGGGTTTTCAAAATCTTCCGCTTAAAGGTCAGTTCATAGTTGATCACACCACAAATTCTGGTAGGGTTATCGGTTTCAGCAACCGCCGCCATAAACCATTCAAATTCCTTCTTGTTGGTCAGATCATAGATCATCCAACAGTGATTCATAGCATAGTTTTTAACCATGTGATCTATCCAGTCAGGAACCTTGGAACATTGGCAAATCAACAGGTTCACACGGCTATTCAGCTTCAGGGCCTTTTCTGAACCAACAAAAGTTTTTCCAAGGCCCATATCAAGGTAATAGGCGCATCGGTTATGGCCTTCCGTCTGGTCAAGGGCCTGTTGCTGGTGCTGGAATAGCGTAATCATTGAACCTGAACCACCTTGCTCAAAACCTTTTTGGCATGGGTGGTGGAACCAAACAGCTTCTTCGCCACAGCGGCACAGAAGCCGCTATAATAATCGTAGGTGTCAACCTCCCCACAAGAAACAATGGTCTTGGTGCCATCCGCCCACAGAACAATGGTTTTAGGGCCGTTGAAGATAACCTTTTTCGCATCGGGAAAGGGAAGCCGCTCACGCTTCCGGTGCATCTGGGAAGTTCTTTCCGCCAAAGTAGCGGTAAAAGCGACATCATTCATCAGGTATTCCACAAAAGGCGAGGTCTGAAGAACTTTCACCTTTTCCACGCTGAACCAGAACAAACCACTTTCACAATCGTTCTTCATGCCGGGAAACTCCACACCAACCTTGGCGCTCCCGTAATAATTGCCAACCTTACCGGTCATACCAGTAAATTTCCCGCTATATTCGGCATCGGGAAGAATCAAAACCGTGCATCCAATCCGCATCATCGTTATTATCCTTTCATTTAGGCAGTCAAGCCAAAGAAACTGTTGAACGCTTCAGCGCCCACATACTCCCTGAACTTGGCGGGGTTAATGTAGTAATTCCAGTTGTTCCCGGTGCCGGGAACCGCATTGCCGAAGGGAAGAAGCCCACGCTGAAGGCCGATCCTCACAAACTGATCAGATTTGCCCATGCACCGGGCCGCTTCCTTCACGCTGATCTTCTTTACCGAGGGCGGCGCATCCTTGGCCGGTGCGCTACCGTACCCCATCAGGAAATCAAAGGTCCCGCCGGTAACATCGGCCAGCGCCTTGATTCGCTCCGGGCCAGGGGTGTTCTTCCCGGAAAGATACTGACTGATCGCGGCCTTGGAAATCCCGGCCTGTTCGGAAAGGGCCGATTGCTTCAAATCGGCCTGTTCCATTGCGTACTTCAAACGCTCTGCAAAGGTGTTCACGCTTATAACCTCCTATTTGTTTTTTTTTGTGGAAAACCAACTTCTTCAAGCCGTTTCCGAAGTTCTGACATGAATTCACGGGTTCGGTTGATTGGTAGGCCAGCGGCCAGCCGTTCTTCCTCAAAGTCGAATCGGATTTCCAGCTGGTCAACCGAATAATCAGCCCGGAAGGTTCGCCAAGTATGGTGTTCCATATCCAGCAGCCTTGCCCATAAATCCGGGAAATGCTTTCGTAGTTTTCGCAATGCATCAAGACTCTGAAGGGGACAACACCAACAGGAAACCCGATTAAAGATGTCATACAAGCCGCCCCAATCAAAACCGGCATCATAGCAATACTTCAAGCAATCCGCTTCAGTCCAACCCCATTCCTCCAGCGGGTGACGATGTTCGGGGTTCTGGTTATGCTCTCGGTTCAAACGGGCTTGTTCATCAGCGGCAAGGCCAATAATCTGAACCATGCTGTATTGGTTCCGTAAATCATCCAGATACTTGTTGATCACTCTGGTTTTCAATAGCTCGGTACACCAACGGGCTTTTGGCCCCGGCCAACTCCAACCAGATTTATCTTTCAACGCAGGATTGCTCCGCTTGGGCTGATACTCAAACATCAAATATTCAAAAGATTTTTCAGATTTCAGCCGTGTAAACTTGATCCCGGCTCCGGTGAAAATCTGTTCAAGTCGGTTGATATGCTCAACCATTGCCGGGAACTCCATTCCGGTGTCACAGTAAATGACTTCATGCAACGGATATGTAACCGGGTCTTGCTGGTGCCGCTTCAGCCATTCAAAGCCAAGGGCGGTGGAATCCTTACCACCTGAAAGGGACAGAATCCAATATTCAGGTTGGGGGGTATTAGGCGCATACATCTTCAACCCTCCATCAAATAGCCTTGAAGGTGACTTCATGGCCGGGGTTTTCAGCAACCAGTTTGGCCTTCAAATCATCCACCATCATGTTGTTGTCAAGGGCGGCTTGAACAACATCCACCAGCTTTTTCCCATCAAGGAACGCCCACACGGTTTTCCGCTTTCTTCTCATTTAGATTTCCTCCTGAAATTCACAGTCACAATCCGCACAGATAACACGGACTTCCTTTGTGGCTCTGATAATGGCCCCGCAACAGGAACAAACATATTTTCTGGAACTTGATCCCCCCTTGCTGGAACCCTTCAAGCCAAGTGGCCGGGGCCGTACAAGGGTAAATCCCTGTTTTCCAAGGCTCTGAACAAATTCAAGGGCTCCCGGGGAAAGCGTGGTTTTATGCCATCCGTACTTTTCGCCCTTCTCCACCGTCAGGCCGTGGGCTTCAGCAGTTTCCTTGAACTTCTTGTTGTGGTAGGTGCCAGATCGTGAAGTGTCTTGAACACCGTCCTGAAGGTTCTGAAGATGAACCATTTCATGGATTAGGGTTTCACAGGTTTCTTCAAAAGGCCGGTTCAGGTATTCGGCGCACAGATTGATTTCATAGTGGCCTTCATCTTCCCCAGCCTTCCAAGCCTTCCAGCAGGTACACCAGCCATAAGCCCCCACGGGTATGATCCGGGGAAACAGTGATCACGGGCTTTTCCAACTTGTCAGCGAAGAACCGGGTGTTGAACTTTGAAAATAAATCTTCAAGTTCTGCAATCACCGGCTTCAGGCTTGTCAGAACGAAGAATGACTTTGTAAAGGCCGCTTTCGTTGACGATATACATTTCTCGCATTTGACCACCTGACACGAGTTTGGTTCGGGTCAGCTCATCGGGGTCTAAACGCTCTGCCGTTTTGTTCGTGTCGGAAAGATTGAGTACCTGACACACATCTTTCAGAACCCACCACGGTTCACCATCTGTAACAATGGTTCTTACAGGAACTTCTCCATAATTGAAAATCTGAAGGTCATTCATGTTTTTCATCCTCCACTTTAGGCTGCTCGGTGCTTTGTTGCTCTGCTTTGAATGCCATTCCTTCTCCAAAGGCCAGCAGTTTTTCTTTTTCTAGATCGGACAGATTAGGAATGACCTTTCCGAAGGTGTCAAGAATCTTCTTTTCCTTTTCAGACATTATGTTTCACCCCTTTCAATGGTGAGTTCGATTTGCTTTGTTTTCGTCTATGAAGTTATTATAGCCGTCTAAGACGATGTTGTCAACATATTTTTACGTCATTGAAGAAAATTCTTGACAATGACGTATTTTAATGATATTGTTAGTAACAAGAAAGGAGGAGATACCCTTGAACGAACGCATAAAAAAATTGCGTAAGGCCCTAGACCTCACGCAACAAGAGTTTGCAAATCGAATTGGGACAACGGCTAACGTGCTTACTAACTATGAAACTGGTCGCAGAAACCCTTCTAGTTCAGTAATTAACAACATCTGCAAAGAATTCAATGTTAATGAAACTTGGCTTCGCACCGGTGAAGGGGAAATGCTTATCCAACTTTCTAAAGATGAAGAAATTGCGGCTTTTGTTGGTCAAGCCCTTTCAACTGAATCCGATACGTTCAAAAAACGATTTATTGTCATGCTATCTAAACTGGATGAATCAGATTGGGAAGTGCTTGAAAAAATGACAGCTAAAATGGAAAAAGACTAATCCCGAAGGATTAGCCCTTTTCCAAAATTGCTTTAACGAATTGGTAGATGATTTTTAATCGCCTATCATCTGCCAATTTCAGCAGCATCAAGATTTCATCACGCATTAGTTTTCACCCCAAGCAACCGCACGTTTAAAGGTAGCATCTACATTTTAGAACATTTGTTCTGAATTTGCAAGAGGGAAATTTATCAAAACACCCAACACAATGTAAAATAAAGGGATGATAATTGATGTTCAGAAAAAAAGAAAAATGTCCTATTTGCGGTGATAAACTAGATAAAAAATATCACACTACTCTATCAGACGGAAATATTTGCTATTCATGTTCTAGGCTTTCCAACAAATCAGCATTCGCTTCACTGGATCAGGTTAAGCGGGCATGGGAGGAAAACCATAATCGGTTTCAAAACTTTAAAGAAAATATGGTATATACATATCCCTTAGGCGGCTATTTATTTGTCGATACAGAACACCGCTGGGCTTTTTTATCCCATACAAAAAAGCCAAAAACTGAACCTGTAATTTTCAATTTTTCTGAAGTGGAGGAATACCGGATTGAACAAGTGGGACAAAAAACCATTACCAAAACCAAAGGCGAGATTGGTCGGGCAGTTGTCGGGGGAGCGATATTCGGTGTCGTCGGAGCCGTTGTCGGTGCCTCCACGGCCAAGACGGAAACCAAACAAGTGAGCGGCATTCCAATTATTTATGTTGAATTGAACTTGAATGGTCTAAAAACTACCGTTCAATTATCAAATCCACCAGTAGAGGCTAGGAAGATTCTCGATTCTATGATTGACGAAGGGTAAATTACAAGGGAATTCCTTCAACATCCAAGATCAAAACCCTTCTGGTTCTATTTTCATACTTCTTATATACTTTTTTTTTCTTTTATATTTGAAGTAATTGCACAATCTTGGATGTTGAAGGAATATTCCAAACCTCTTGCCTTGTCGGGCTTTTGGTTCATTCAACATTCATTCAAAATGCAAAAAAAATGACCGCCCCCGGTGGTGGCACACCGGAAGCGGTCAGGCGAAACAAACCCCTTTTGAAGTTAATGTTTCAACCTCCATTGAACATTATATCACACTGGGGTTGGCTTTGCTATACCCATTTCCACGAAAGGACAGGTGATATAATGCGAAACCCTAATGGGTTCGGCACTGTTGCCCGGTTATCAGGCAACAGGCGAAGGCCCTTCATCATTAAGAAGGTTGTTGGTTGGAATAATAAAGGGCATCCTATCTATGACATTGTGGGATATGCAGCCACACGGGAAGAAGGCTTGATGATCCTTTCTGAATACAACCGTGATCCTTGGGATGTTGACCGGGCCAAGATTACCATGAAGGAATTGTTTGAATTCTGGAAAGAAAAGAAGGCTCCCAAGCTGGGGGAATCTAACCGTTCATCTTTGTGTTCAGCGTTCAAGCATTGTTCAGCGCTATGGGAAAAGCCCTATAAACAAATCCGGTCATATCAAATGCAAGAAACTATTGACGGTTGCGGGAAAGGGTACAGTACACAGGCGGCAATCAAAAACTTGTGGGGCCATCTTGACCGGTTCGCTTTAGAAATGGACATAATCAACCGGTGCTTTTCTGATCTTCTCACTTCTGATCCAATTCCACCAACCAGCCGCCTTCCCTTCAGCAAGGATGAAGTAAAAAAGGTTTGGGCGCATCGGGAACAGCCTTGGGTTGATACCGTCCTGATCCTGATATATTCCGGGTGGCGAATCAGTGAACTTCTGAATTTGAAACCTGAAGATATTGACCTTCAGGCCGGGACGATGAAGGGCGGAACCAAAACCAAAGCCGGGAAGGATCGGGTGGTTCCTATCCATTCCAAAATCAGGGCATTGGTTGAAGCCCGTCTTGCTGAAGGTGGCCCCCGCCTAATTGGCTACAATGGAAGGGCCTGTTCCCAAACTCAATATCGGGTGTTTTGGGCGGATATTATGAAGGCTCTTGAAATGAACCACACCCCGCATGAATGCCGCCACACCTTTGAAACCCAACTGGACAGCGCCGGGGCAAATCGGAAGTGTATTGATCTTCTCATGGGACATGTGTCCAAGGACACGGGAAACCGGGTCTATAATCACAAGACCTTGGATGAACTAAAAGCCGCCGTGGAACTGATGGAATAG